ATCAAGGCTGAGATCGTCCCCCACTCGTCGTTAGGAAGAGCAGTAGGAACACCGACAATACCGCTCAACAGATCGGAGGGATACTCTTCAGGCCAGCCTTCCTGAGAAGCGCCAGCCTGAGCAGCAAGCAGAATCAATCCAACCAGCCAGTACATCACCGTCTATCTCCTCTTCTTCTTTCGCATCTTGCTGAGGGTAAGAGCCAGCCGTGCGCGGCGCCCCATGGTTCCACCTTTCTTCGCCTGGGACTGCAACCACGCACGCTTGATAGTGCCTTGCCTAGTCATGGCTCCAGCACGTTTGGCCGCAGAGCGCAGTGCCCCTGGCCGTTTGATTGCCTTTTGGATCCACTTAGTAGCCATTGAAGACCTCCTCACACACAAAATCTTCAGGACAACGTTTCTCCACCTCAGAGACAGGAATATCCAACCTCAGTCGGTTCCTCAGATATTGGCGAAAACACGCCTCATCACAGGCAGTGTTTCTTGGGCCTTTACTGGCGTTGTTGGTTAGCATATTCAGGGTAGCCATGATCCTGCCCTGATTTTTGAGCATGTCCTGAACGCCGCGATTATGCTCAATAATCTGCGAGTAGATGTGAATCACAGCAACCATAGCGGCTGCAAGCAATAGCCACAACTTCCAATCAACCTTCTTCATCTTTTCCATGACTTCTCCAATCCCAAGCCTGAAAGGAAGAATGATCATAACCCTAAAAGCATCTTCAAGGCTTCTTTAGGACCAAACACTAGAAACAGCACAGTAGCCAAGATGAATACAACGACAGCACGAACCTGCTTTACAAGCACTTCGATGTTAGTGATTCTCCCGTCCAAGTTTTGCTTCTCAAGACGAGAGATCCTGAAATGGAGTGCTTGCATGGAAGACTCCCCCAACTCGTGTTCGTGTTCCTCGTGCATCAGTCATAGTCACCTTCATGGGCCGCCCAAATGAAAAGTCAGGCAGATTGGCGGTGATCTCCCTGCTACTCGCTCAGATTCCTGATCCTGAGTTTGGTCAGCTCATCGAGAACTTTCTGTCCCTCAGGAAAATCGGCCAAAGCGCCAAGCGTCTCTGCCTCGACCTTGTTGGCATGAATCTGAGTAAACTCTCCGTACTGAGTCTCAATCAGCTCCTTGGTCAAATACACCTTCGCCAGGATGCTCTCTATTCCCCAGTTGATCAGCCAGTTGGAGTACACCTTCCCATCCTCCCTGAGCTGGTACATGACCAAGAGCCGTGCCATCTTCCGCATGGCATCCCCTTCAGCCGAAGAGACACCCACAGACTCAATGGCAAGCTCGATCGCTTTCTTCACTCTGGCTGACAGTAGAAGTTTGACAACCATGGCAATCAGGGTCATCGCAATGGAATTCATGACTGGTCTCCTGGGAAAGTTTTGTGTGGCTCATCCCATCGACTCTTACCGTAAGTGTAGCCCCCATACCCGTACTCAGACGGATACCTGCTACTTCTTCTCCACTCGAACCGATCGGGAAGAAACAAACCAATAAACTCAGAGATACCCAAGCCAACGGCCATGATCCGTTCCCAGTTCTCAGGCTCTATGACGACACCGGCAATAGTAAGAAGCCTAGCAAGAGACCTCCAAGTAGAAGCCTCGCTAAGCCGATAGACGATATAGCGGAAATTCCTGCCAGTACTTACAAGCAGGAGAGCTTGCTTGAACTTCTGCCAAGCGGCGGTGAGAGCCGCCAAGACCTCATCCCATTTGATCTTGACGGAGATCGCTGACGAGGATTCCTTTACCTCACCTTGACCAGCATCTTCTTGTCGATCTGATTCTTGATCCATGCGTCGAGTACCACAGGGGTCTCTTGACCGGCAAAGATCAGCTTCTTCTGACTCTGACAGAAGATGTTGAACGGATGGACGGTCAGAACCCGGATAAGTTTTCCGGTTTCCTCTTCCTGAGCCTGGACCTTGGTAGCGGGGGCAGCCTTAGCCGCCTTCATGGCCCTCTCGGCTTCCATTTCGGCCTTGGTGCGCCTCTTGCGCCTCGGCTTGGCAACGACCTTCTCTGCCTCCTCAATAGGCTCCAGGCCCGACCTGGGGGCCTCAGGCTCCCTCAGCTCGATCTTGGCAGGCTCGATAGAGACAGAAACCCCAGAATTGCTCGCAGGCTTCTGCGGAGCCGGGGGTGGAATCGGACGGGATGGCTTCTCTACTGACGGGGGGGTTTCCATTGTCGTTTCCTTTTCGGCTTATTGTACTAGATCAGGGCTGAGCCCGAAGGCCCAGCCCTGTCAGTCGCTCGATTAGCTTGCGCTGTAGTCGAGCAGGCGGAACGCCTCATCGGAGAGGCGATACATCATCTCACCGAAGTCCACGCGGAAGAACGAGGACCTCTGCAGGACCATCTGCTCGGTGGCAGAGTAAGCTGCCGAGACGTTGACCACCCGACGAAGGGCATAGCGGCTGTCGAACATCAGGATCTGCTGGGCCGGGATGGTCCCGTCAGGCACGATCATGACGTTGGGAACGCCGACCGACCAGTTGAGCAGGTTCGGCTCGATGTTCAGGCCGTAGGAGCCAAGGGCGCCGACGTTCGGACCCGTTGTGGACGGATCGTACACCAGCGGACGGCCCGTCCGGTTCTGGATGTCGAGGAACGAGTCCAGGGTCGTGATGACACTGTCGTAGCTGACCTTGCGGGTCGGATCGAACAGCGCCTTCAACCAGGCCTTCTGGGTGATGACGCCACCACCGGCTGCGGTGTCGAAGGTGTTGATGTCGGTTGCGGACAACGCGGCCATGCCGGTGTCGGTGTTACCGGCGACGATCTCATTGATGTCCTCCCAGAGCCGAGCGTAACGCTCACCAGCAGCCTGCTGGGACATGGTCGTACCGACCAGATCCAGCGAAGTCCGCTGCATCGCCTGGTCAGAGATCTGCAGACCGATGGACAGCGTGGCGACAGCCTTGCTGTACTGACTGGTCGTGATCGAGACCATGGTGCGCGGCAGCGTGTTCTGCGCGATCGGGGCACTGCGCTCTGAACGGGGCGCCGTCACGTCGATCTGCGGCTGCGTGAACTGCTCGGTGGCGATCGACTCGGTGTTCGAGATCATCCGATCCAGAATACCCATCTCGGTGTCGTAGTTCTCGATCAGCTTCTCGTTCATGATCTGCAGAACCGTCTCAGGGAAGAACACCCGAGTCGCCGGGGTCGTACCCTGCTGGGACGGCGCCACGATCATGCCGCCACGAGAGAGCGTCTCACCCGCCATCTGGGTCGCCGTGCCGTCCATCATCTCTGCGACCGTGGTAGCGCGGATGCCGCGCTTGGGGTCATCCTTCAGATAGACTCCGAGACTCTCCAGAGCCTGATGGAAGACGGAGCCGTACTGCGGGTCAGAGTCGGAATACTTCCGACCGAGCAGCTGGGCTGCCGACATGTTGTTCCGGGCCGCAATACGGTAATCCTCCAGAGAGAACTCACCATCGCGGAGACCGGCTTCGGTCATGTAGCGAAATTTTGCGTTAGGCATGGAAATCTCCAAATTGAAGTTGAAGCCGTCGTCCGCTCAGATCTTGCGGATCAGAACGTCAGAGTTCGCGGCGCCAGTCGTGATGGCAACCACGATCCACGTCTGGATGACGCTGGCAGGGGTACCGGCCACCTGAACGTACTGCTTGTAGGTCAGGTCGGTGCCGACCGCGACAGGATCGCCAGCCACCACCACGTTGCCGACAGCCAGACCGCCATCCTGATCAGTGACCCACATTTCTCGCCCAGCATCGCAGGCGACCGCCATCACGGCATAGCCACCCTGGGTGTAGGGCTCGACAGCGGTAACGAAACCGTAGATCTCGTTGGTGTCAGCGCAGATCTCGACCGTGCTGGAATCGCGCAGCTTGACTGCCTTGCCGATGTCAACGTCGGTCCACTGGCCGGAAGCCACGTAGCCGAGTTCGACTCGATCGGGCACATAAGGAGCGATGGTTTGGGTTCGTGCCATGGGAATGATTCCTCAAAGTTGATGATGAAAAAGCTCGCTTACCGGCCCCAGGGAGAAGTCGGCTCAGACGGATGGTCCTTCTTCGTGATCCCAGCTTTCCTGGCAGCCATGGTGGCAGGGACGGTGTCCACATGCTTGGGGTCTTCCATCGCAGAGAGCGAAGTCCGACCGATGCGGAACTTCTCCTCGAACGCCGACTTGACCTTCTGATACTGAGAAGCCACCGTGTCGGGCGGAAGATCGGCCATGTCGATGGGAGTCTGACCCAGGCCCACCATCATGCGGCTGGTCGCCTCCACAGCGATCTGCTTGAGCTGGGCAATGGAACTCTCAGCGGCATCCGCCCGCGCTTTGGCCGTCATCGCCTCACGCTCGAGATCGACAGCCCGCTTGCGTTCGCCAGCCAGCTCTTCCCGCAGGAAAGTGACCAGCTCGCTATCGACATGAGCCTCTTCCGTCTTCTCCGGGGTTGCCTCCACTTCGGGTTCGCTGGAAGCCTCGACCTCGGGCTCGACAACAGCCTCGGGCTCGGGCTGGGCTGGGTCCTCTACGGTATGGGGGAACTGCTCCAGGCTAGCGCCCGAAGCAACCGCCGCCGCTGCCTCACGAGTGAGTACAACTTGCTTGGGCATTTTGGATTGCTCCTGTGTTTTGGAATTGAGCCTGGTGAGCAGATCATTCAAGCTGATCACCTCATCGACCAGTCCCTTGGATTTCGCCTCATCAGCGAACATCGTTCGCCCTTCGGCCCAGTCGTCCTTGTGACCGAGATCGAGACCTCGCGTCTTGGAAACGTGTTCGAGGAAAAAGCCGTACAGCTGATCGGTCTTGGCTTGAATGATGTCCCTGGCCGAATCAGAGAGCTTCTCCGCAGGATGCGCCGGGGCCTTGTACTTGCCGCTGCGAATCAGCGTCACGTCAATGCCGTCCTCCTTGAGCTGACGTGCTCTCGAAACATGCGTGGAGATCACTCCGATGGACCCGAACTCAGCCATTCGAGACCCATACGCCCGATCGGTCGCGCTAGCCAGCCAGTATCCGGCAGACAGCGCCCTACCACCAGACCACGAGTACACGGGCTTGGCAGTCCTGGCCACCTGAATGTTCTGCACCAGATCGTCAAGACCCAGCGCATCGCCCCCAGAGGTATTCAGATTGAGGAGTATGGACCCGACTTCCTCGTTCTCAGAGAACCTCTGTACTGCCCTGCTAACGGCAGGGTACGGAGTTCCTCCGAAGAGTAGCGTCCAGAAGCTCGCTTCCGCGACCAGGGGGCCACTGACGTTGACGATTCCGACCGACCCGTTGGTCTGCGACATCCCGTCAGCGAGCATATCCAACAGATCAGTGTCTTCATCTTCAGCGAACATCTTTGCCGACGGCATCGGAGGGGGCGCCTTGGAGAGCAGCTCAATGGACTTGAGCAGGCTTTCCAGAGAAGCCTCGTCACCCAGCCAGATTTCAGGGGTTCTCATGATATGCCCTCAGCACTTGCGGCGCGAGCCGGATCGGCCTGACGATTTCTTTCGCTTCATGGTCTTTGCTCCCTGTCTCCTCCACCGGAGGAGTTGGGTGTGGTGGGCTGCATCCCCCGACCGTTGGGGTCGTCGTTGGGAGACGGCAGGTTACCCTGCTGCTTGTTGGAGTAGAACATCGTGCCAGAGAGCAGGGGAGCAGTAACCGGCAGAGAAGTCAGCCCCAGGATGGACTGAGCCTCGTCATCGGTAACGCGACCAAGAGAAAGCAGCTCGAGCACTCTGTTCTGCTTGATGGCAAAGAACGCCTCCAGCTCATGTTCCGGTCGCAGATCAACCGGACGGAACTTGAAGCGGACGTAGGCATCGACACCAAGAAGGCGCACTGACAGGGTCAGCGCCCGACCGAGAACTTCCTCGATCGGCCCCTGCAGCCCTTCCGCCTGGTGGGCAAAGAGCATCGACTCGGTGGACGCAACGTTCTGACTGCCGCCAATCCGAAGACCCAGGATGGATGGGTTTGTCTTGAGTGCCGTCGCTGCTAAACCACTGAAGGTATCGAGCAACTCCTTGTAGTCGCTGCTCGTCACCTCTGAACGCACTGTGTTGGGCTCGGCAACGTCGTAGAAGACCAACGCATCCTCTGGATTGAGGTTCTTGAGCTGGGTCTCCACGTTTTCCCGAACACCGTCCAAGTACTCTTGGAGCTTCTCGTTGTTGTTGCGGACATCGAGCGGGGCTGAATTGGTCACCTTCTCGTAGTCCAGCTTCACAACGATGCGCGGAGGTCCAGCCTTACGCATCACCCTCCAAATGTCTTGGATGAAATCGTTGTAATGGGCCAGCCTCTGGAACGAAGACGACAGCACCGGCACCGCATAGATCTGGTCCGCCGTCCTGCTCGCCTCAGCCACCCAAATAGTGGGCAGATTCAGCTCCACCACCGGATCCTGCCCAGGCTTGACCTTCGTCGCCCTCTGAGACGGGTAGCGCCCACCCCTCCCGTTCGACTTCCACAAAATGGTGTCGTAGGGGAAGATCTGCAGACCCCTGGGGTAGCGGGCCGAATCCAGCACCAGCTCAGTGCCCACCCCCGAGATGATCGCAAGCTCGAGCAGCATCTGCTCGATCAGGATGTCCAGGCTGCTTTGGTCAGAGTAGCCGCTCGAGTAGTCATGCAGCGTATCCATCTGCGCGACCACCGCTTCCGCCACCATCAACCCGTCGCGGCTGAACTCCCCAGTGCCCGTCTCATACGCCTCCAGCCTCCAGTCGGTATGCGCCAACCTGACCAGAGAGGAAATCGCAGTCGCCACCAGACCATCAGTCTGATAGAGCGCCCGCATCGTCGCCGTGACATCGAGATTCGGCCTGAGCGTATTCGCGTCGTAGGTCGTATCAACGTAGTTGTCACGCGGAAACGTCTGCGCCCTGTCAAATCCGGTCGCTGGCAACTGAGACCGCACTATCCCGGTAAGGCGTCTGGGCAGAACAACAGGCTTGGGTGCTATCGCCATTAAATTTTCATGCGCTTTATTTTAAGAGGATTCTAGCAATTAAAATTCTTCTCGCCTAGCTAAATTCCTACGAAGCTACCTTCATTTTAACCTTGTTCACGATTCCGTTCCCCTTCAGCAGGTTCAAAGGTATCACATTTGACAAAGTTTCAGTCATCATTTTGGCCGCGACCAAATAAACAAGGGCCAAAAAGTAGTGGTCATCCCCATCGGAAATCCACACAGCCTTCTCATTTCCCTCCACATCGTCTTTTCGTATGCGGTTCATCGCAAGCAGATGCTTTCTGAGTATCGGCAGATCGGGATGCTCCCTCGGCAGGATGATGTCTCCCTTGTTGAAGAGCCTCACCACCTCGTCCATGATTCGGGTCCGATAGATTTTCACCACCTGATCTATCTCATCGAGTGAGAAAAACCCCAAACTCGACGGCCCCCTCCCCTGCACAAAATAACTCCCCCACACCTGTCCCACCAATGAACGCGCTATCGCCATCTTGGGCACCGTCAAATCGGGCGCAGCATCGATCACTCCTTTAACCGCCCCATACTGCCTCTGTATCTGCAAATACCGCGAACACAATTCGTTATCGTCCGTCTGCCTTATCCGCTCAGCCCAAATAACGTGCAGCTTCCCCTCCACCTCCCTGCCCACCAGCAGGTGCGACATCTTTCCAATGTCCATCCCCATCACAGTGTAATTCGCCGCCCCGTCCCTCGGGTAAACCACCTGCCCCCTCAACGCCCTCTCAAACGCCTCCTCCACAATCTTGTTCTCCGCAGAGGCAAACGGTGTCCCCAATGCGAAGTTGATCCAGTCGCTGGTCGTCTCATACGACTCGATCCGCTTCACCACCTTGCTCGGCGGGTTGATGGTGGGCACATCGAGCGGCGACACATAGAAACTCGCAATATCGCGATCAGGGAACTCAGGCACCCAGGCGCGGCTCTCGGGATCGGCCAAATTCGCCAGCGTGATCTCACCCCCGCAGTGCGGACACTTCACCCAAGCCTCGTTGGGCTTCACCAACGGGTTCGACAGATCGGACTTGTGCAGCATGTTGAGCGGCTGATCGAACCCAGGCAGGACAATGGACGTGGCTGGGTCGACCTCTACCCACTGCCCGCACTTCTCGTGCAGACAGAAGTAACAGGACTTGTCCCCCCTCTCGTAGAGCTTCGAGATCCCGTACCCCGGCACCGTGGGTGTGCTGAAATCGAAGATGATCTCCTCCCCCGGCGCGTTATGCCCGAGACGGCTCTCGAACGTGGTCAGGACCTGGGGGTCGCAGAAATCGTGCTCGTCTCTAAACAGCCCCTTCGCAGGGATGGAGATTGCCTGGGACTGCTTCTGGGCACCGCCCACGAACAGAAAGGAATCACCGATGCGCTTGATCTCGCTGGAGTCCACATCCTTGGAGACCACAGAGGAAAGCACCTCCGAGTTCTGGATGACGGGGTCGATGCGGCTCACCGAGAACTTTCTGGCGAACATCAACGAGGGCAGCACATAGATGAAGTTCGTGCCGCTGTACAGAGAGCACAGCCCCAGGGCTGTCCTCACCGCCAATTCGGATACCCCCGCCTGTGCGGCCTTCCTTATTACGGTGTGGGGCTTGGACGAGCCCAGGATGCCCTTCTGGTACTCGTGCTTGTCAAATGACCAGGGGCGGGAGGGGTTGAAGGGATCGGTCGTGTTCTTCTCTATCCAAAAGGCCAGGTTCTGACGGCCCGAGCTTCGCAGAATAGATGTCCGGGTGCGGTCCCCGAACATATTGAGCAGGGGGATATCCGCAGGAATGATGGGAATCATCAGGCAACCAACCGAAGCTTTAGGTATTCCTCGGGATCGGCCACAGCATCCCGAAGACACTCATCAAAGGTCTCGATGAAAGGCTTATCGAACTGCTTGCCGAGCCGATTCAAGGTATTGAGCAGGACATGCTGATAGACCTGAAAAGACTTCTCGTGGCTCAAAGCCTTTTTCGATCTCTCCTCCATCGCAATCAGGGAGTTGATTGCCGTCACCGTGTCCTTCACGTCCTTGAAGTCCACGTCCTCGCGCAGCTTGCCGGTATGGTCCTCGAGCATTTCCCGCATCTTGTGAACCAAAGAATGGGCTTCGAGGAAGGTTTCCTGACGGGAATAGCCTTTCGCCTGCGGAACCTGTTTTCTTGTAACAGGTCGGTTAGGGTCGCTGATTACATCGTACATCGTCGTAACCAATTAAAGAGAGGTTGTATAGATTGTGGCATAGGGTGTGGATAAAAGGAATGGAAACAGAAGTATGTACCCGTATGCTGTCTGGGGGGGCCGCAAAAGAATTGGGTCTGGGGGCTGGGGGAGGCTGACTGAGGTCTGGAGGCTGCTGTCTGGAGGCTGGGGGACGCTGTCTGCTATCTGCGGAAAGCGGGGGCCGCGCTC